GCAAGCCTATAAAAACGGTCTAAACGATCTTAAGGCAAATCCGTTTCAAAGTGCCAAGTTTCACACTGACCTAGCTAGCCTTAAAGAAAATATCAAAAAGGCTACGACGCATAAGCTAAATTTAGACATCGAAGAAGCTAAGAAAAACCTCGAAGGACTAAAAACCCAAGCTTTGGCCGCCGTGGGTAGTATCATGGCGATCTCAAAACCCATAAGCGCGGCGATCGACTTCGAGAGCTCCATGGCTGACGTTAAAAAAGTAGTTGATTTTAGCGGCGCGGATGATGTCAAGAAGTTTGCGGACGGCCTAATGAAAATGAGCCGAGAGATCCCGCTAAGCGTCAATGAGCTAGCCCAAATCACGGCAAGCGGCGGACAGCTCGGCATCGCTAAAGAAAATTTGATGGACTTCACGACTACCGCGGCAAAGATGGGCGTCGCCTTTGATATGAGCGCAAAAGAGGCGGGCGATAATATGGCCACGATGATGAATATATTTGGCATGGACGTTAAGCGCGTGGGCGAGCTGGGCGACACGATAAACCACATCTCAAACAACTCCGCGGCCACCGCAAATAAAATAGTTAATGCCCTAGGACGTATTGCGGGCAATGCCAAAGACTTTGGGCTTAGTGCAGATGCCGCGAGCGGACTTGCGAGCAGCTTTATCGCCCTAGGAAAAGCTCCCGAAGTAGCCGCTACTGCGATTAACTCCATGCTAACGACGTTAAACAACGCCGACAACGCAAGCGACTCGGTTAAGGCCGCATTTGAGCAAATCGGCATCGACGGCAAAGAGCTAAAACAAGCGATTATCAAAAACCCTCAAAAAGCCTTAACCGACTTTTTGCATACGCTCTCAAAGATACCCAAAGAGAGTAAAACGGGCGTTTTAACGGCGATTTTCGGTAAAAACTTCGGCGACGACATCTCGCTAGTAACGGGCGCGATAGAAAACTATGACAAGGCGATGAAGCTAAGCGCAGATAAGGCAAAAGCCGGATCGATGGATATGGAGTTTAAATCCAGGAGCGAAACGACGGCAAACAATATCCAGCTAATGAAAAGCGCCTTTAACGAGATCGCGATAAACATCGGTAACGCGTTTTTACCGGCTTTAAATTTAGTCCTTGACGGCATAAAAAAGATCAGTTACGCCGTTTCGGGTTTTGCTGGTGCATTTCCAAATTTGATAAAATACTCATTCGGGGCAGTTATCGCTTTAACGGC